TGCAGCGTACATTAAAAAGTTTTTTTTTGCTCGATGAGGTATACATGATGTATAAAGTTTATTTATTTTATTGGGACTTTTCATGTTAAAATTATTCACGTGTTTTTTTGTATCATCAAAATTATTCATAGTGTATCCATCATTGTTTGTAACAATATCATCTAAAGTAAATCGATGATTTGGAATGAGAAATTATTTATTATCACCTTGTTTTCTGCAAAAATTTAAATACCCGGGTATGGGATGATCATTTAAATTTATGTTTACATTACAATCATTTAATTGATATTTTTCCAACATATTTTTTATCAATGTTACATATTGCATTTTTCTTTTTGGATGTATCCAACCATATCCCGTGTGAACATTACTGAATGCAAATACCGTCATTTAGTGGTCTTATATTTTTAATAAATGCATGTTTGTATTCTGTTTGTTCTTGTATAATTTTATAGAATTTTGATTGCAACATTTAGTTTATAAGTTATAATGTTTCACCAATAATAAACGCAAATTGAAAATGAAATAAAGCAACGACAACTTTCAAGATAACTACCTCGTAGTTATTAATTTTTGCATATTATCAATCCAATCTATGAATCGACAATTTTTTAAATACCACTGTCTCATGTTCTTAGATAATTCTTGTCTATTGTTCCATGCATAATCTATTTTTTCTTTGATATATTCGGCATCATATATTTTATCCACATCTATTTTTACATAACAATCATCAGGAACTTCGTATAAGAATCCCACAGGTGTTGAAACAATAGCTAGTCCACATAAAGCTGCATCTAGAGCTGCATATGAAAAACCTTCACTGTTTGAAATTTGAAGGAATATATCATTATTTAGATACATTTTTTGCTTTTCATTATTGTAAGTAAAAAGATTAGTAAAATTTCTACCATTTACATTCAATTGATTGAAATTATATTTAGACAAAACATCACTATATTTATATTTACTTATGTCTCCTTTGGAATAACCTTTATAATTACCTAGAATATTCAGTTCTTGTTTATTGTCATTTGAATCATCATATATTTTATATAACGATTCATTCAATTCTGATGTATGTAAAATTTTAGTATTCTTAAATTTGGTATATTTTTCACCATAATACTTAGTAAAGTTTTGTATACATTGTTCCGATATAGATACAATAGTTGTGTTATAAGCTTGTCTATATTCAAGCATTTTATTTTGACCATTTACACATAGATTTTTCCACTTTGGATCCCAGCCAGGATTCTTATCTGCACTATTTCGAGCACATCCATGATGAACTAAATATACATGATATTCGTTTGGAATGTCACAAGATAAATGATTGTCGGTAAAGATAATAGGGTCATGACATTCACTTATAAACTTTAACATTTTGTCTTTATCTTGTGGTCCTCTGAAAAATGTCCTATGAGGGAAAGCCATTTTAATATGACTATCGTATCGTGCTACGCCCCCAAAATCTCCAATCTCATAACTACCACAACAATAATGAACTACTTGTCTTGGTATTGTATCATGATCACTATTAATGAAGTCATCCTTAAAGTATTCATATATTTCCATGCATTTACTACGCATGATCTCTTGTTTTTCTTCGGGAATAGAACGTAATATTGTATCTATTTTATCAACTTCTTTCTCGGGAATTTTTAGGATAGCTTCAGACCATAGGGGGTGTTTAGGCAATTGTAATGTGTCTGCAAGTAATACAGGAATAGAACCAACTGCAAGTGCTTCCCAGAACCTTATTGAATTAGGTCCAGTTCCAGATGGACAAAGTGAAAATTTAGATTGGTAAAGTAATTTATTATATTCTATTGTTTCCAGTTTATGTTTGTCAGAAGCTGAATACTTTTGTTTTGGATTTTGATTTGATGTATAAACTATTTCGTTAAAATGCCACCCACCAATAGAATTAATATACACGTCATCTTTAAATTTACTTTCTAAATTGAATATTCTTTGACGAATATTTGTCAGGTAATCTTTTTGGAATGCTCCTTGGAATGAATACAAGTATGGTCTATCGACTGTCATGAAATTTATTCCGTCAAATGTGGAATTTTTACTATCGTCTTCAATATTGACAGCATAAAGAGGACATGGTTTGATGATTATACCTTGGATAACATCTTCGCCAATTTGCTTGTGAGGAGTATATACAACTTTTATACCGAGTGCAACAAAAAGTTTCACGAGCTTTCTGAAAAATATATGCTGACAACATGTAATATTGTAGTTTGTCGTATTAACTTGTTTTAATAATAGTTCTTCAATATATTTTAGATTCATTTTCTTATCTATAATTGTGGCCCATGGGAAACCTATATAATTAGGGTTTGTATAATTTTGTAAAAAGAAGGTTTTTTCGGTAATTACTGGATATTGCCAAAATATTTCGTTCATATTTAATTTAATACTACGACAAAGATTATCTTTAAATTGAAATTTGCATAGAAAATTTATTATCTATTATCATTTGTATGTTTGACTATTGAATCTGGTGCATCCCAAAATATACGTTTATTAATGAAAGGAATTTTATTGTAATACATCATAAATGTTACAGCAACATCCTCGATTGTATATGGATAACTATTTGTAAATTCATCTTTGTAAAATACATTATAATCAATTGTTTTCATTGTTTCTATAAGTATATTACATGCATGTGTGGATAAATAGTAGATTATACCTGTTGGTCCCCATATATTTGGACGAATAAGATACATTTTTAACTCGTCAAGTGTCATGTGTATACCATGTTTTGGATCAGATAATTCATTTAAATGATTTTTATAATAATCAAGCATAAAATTATCGTACTTCACCTGTTTCAATAAATTAAGATCAGTTGACATATAATCAATAGTTTTACTGTGTGCTTGACCATAAAAATCCCACTTAGGTCTCTCAAGGAATTCAATTAATTTTTGTTCATTAAAAATAAGATCATCACCACAACGCAATATCCCATGTTTTATATTGAAAATTTGATATAAATATTTAATTGATAATGCTAATTTCTTTAAAAGATGAATATATGAATCCTCACATTTTATGTATAAAATATTGTCCTCCAGTATATAGTCTTCTTGCATGAATAAATTACCAATTACTTTAATAACTTTCCAATTTTTGTATGTCTCTTTCGATGGACCATATTTTTTTAGACGTGTTTCCTTGTGCCTTTCACACGAGAGTATCAGGATTATACCATCATAGTTCATATTTTTGGAATTAACGTTCATTTATGTTATTTTAATATTAAATCAAATAAATTTTATCCGCAAGTTGTATTTTTCTATTATTTTTCTATTATTTTTTTCTTATAATATATATATATAAAATGGATAATAAAACTAAAGTAACAATTGTTATTCCATATAGAAATAGAGAGACACATATGACTCAATTCATTGACATGTTTCAAAAGTATTTTGTTGATTTAAATTCAAAATTCACTTTAGTATTTGTTGAGCAATGCAATGAAAAGCCATTTAATAGAGGAAAATTATTGAATGTTGGAATGAAAGAATTTTACAATGAAACTGATTATTTTATGAATCATGACATAGATATTTTACCAAATATGGAATGTATCAAAAGTATATATGACATGCATAAACATAATTATGATATCGTTAGAATTTCTTCTCCTCATGAACATAGTTGTGGTAGACTGGTTAAATTTTCAACCGATATTCTATGCACTATGAACGGATACCCAAATGATATATGGGGGTGGGGTATCGAAGATAGAGCTTTTTATTATAGATGCAAATATATGAATACAAAAATATCATCCAGAATGAATAACATATTTAGTTTTAAATTTTTAAATCATGCAAGCAATATTTGTGAATATCTTAATGAGAAAAAGAAACAAAGTGATATATGGACAGATGAGTATTTAAAGCGACTTTCAAAAGAACAATTGAACTCAATTATCATGAAAAACGGATTTAATGATGTTGAGTATCGTGTAATTAAGAGAGAACAAAAGGATAATATAGTAGTGTTGAAAGTTGATATTTAAAATAATTTAGATTTTATTTGATCAATTACATCTTGATAATATTTGCTTATAACATGCTTTGCACTAGGATAGAAGACATATTCGTAATGAAATTGTTCCGTATGTAAAAGGTTATTTTCAAAATTTTCTTCATTGTCATTGTTATAGAAAACGTATTTATTTGTATTTAAAATATTTTTTTCTGGAAGATCGTGTCCCCAATAAAGTGGTATACAACCAGCTTCTAATGCTTGAAATATTTTCTCGGTTACATAATGAGGATATGATGAATTCTCGGTACATATGTTGTATTTTGATTGTGATATAAATTCATGTTTACCACGTGATCCATCAGAAATTTTTATATTATTCAAAAACTTTCCACCTGATAATACATTACCTTTTTTTATCATGATAGTATATAGTTTATTACGATGACCACCTGAATCATGTGACGCTACTAAAGAACAATATATTTTTGTATTGTGGATATTTTTCTTATGATTTGTTTCAATATGATTGATGATATTCATGTCATTATTCATATTATAGTAAGGATAATATAGTAACCATAAAGGAAATCGTAATATTTTTTTCATAATGTTTGATTCGTCAAAACCCAGAATTAGATCAAATACATTAGCTAATCTTTTATGTTCCGAAGGTCCATATTGTCGGTATACATCCCTCGTGCAATTTTCGCCTATGAATAAAATTTTAACTCTTGCTTCAATATTTGTTATTGTGCTTACATTTCCAAAGACAGAAGCCAACAATATATCTGGTGTATTATTAATTGATACTTCGATAACATTATCATCGATGTTTTCTTTTATAAATTTTGTGAACCATCTATCATTATAAGGATCTTTCCAAAAATTCACATAAGCTATTTTTATCATTTATATATATATCCATACAATGTTTTTAAAAAAAATTACGAAATTCTCTTTCCTTCTAAATACTTTAAAATAGGTATGGTAGTATCATTATAATTATAATAATTATAATAATTATAATAATTATAATAAGATATGTCTAAACAATTTATTCATTTCATTACATATGGTGATAAAGTGTTTGAAGATTCACGCAAAAGAATTGTAGAAGAAGCACAAAATACACGTTGGTTTGATACTATAACTGCATATACACCAGATTCACTTAGTGAAAATTTTAAACATGAATATCCAGAAGTGCTCTCACAGAAACGTGGCGGTGGATACTGGATATGGAAATTTGATATTATTCGACAAAAATTGGATGAAATACCTTTTGGAGATATTGTTGTATATCTCGATTCAGGATGTACAATAAATCCCAAAGGAGAAAAAAGATTCCAAGAGTATGTACAAATGTTAAATGACAATGATAAATGTATAATATCTTTTGAATTAACTCATTTAGAAAAGACATACACAACAAAACAATTGCTTCAATACTTTGATTTATGTGGTGATACAACATATCAATATATGGCAACTGTTTTATTGATGAAAAAAACTTTACATGTTCAAGATATCTTCAATACATGCTTTGATGTTATACGAACAGATTGGCGTTTAATAACAGATTATTACAACAATATTGAACAAATGAAAGAATTTAAAGATAGTAGACACGATCAAAGTATTTTGAGTTTAGTTAGAAAGAAAAAGGGATCAATAGTATTATCTGATGAAACATGGGCTAATAATTTCACCAAAATAAACCATTGTCCCTTTTGGGCAACACGAAAAAAATGAGAATATCTAACCTATACTTTCATGAAAGATAAAAATGTGTTTTTATCGAATAAAAATTAAATGTTAATCTATTTATTATATTTTTTTGTCATACTAAAACTATGTTTATAGTATAACTTTTTAGTTGGAGTAGGCGAGACCACCCATACCGGACATGATTCTGAGAACGTTGTAGTTGACAGCGAATACTTTGAGGTTAGTGGCGTTAGTGCTGCTAATACCGTCGAGAACAAGGGTAGCGTTATCGATTCTGGACATGTTGCAGGTACCAGAGGGTTGGTGCTCTTCGGGTTTGAGGGCGAAAGAGTAAACGCTGATTTTGCCATCGGTGGGGACACGCTCGTGATGTTGGTAGGGTTGGACGAGTTGGTAGTAAGAAGCGGGTCTGGAGGAGGATCGGTCGTGACCATTGAGTTGGAGGTAAGCATGTGTGTAATCCGCTTTAGTGAGTTTTTTAGAAGTGGTGTCGTACTCAGCCCAGATAAGCTCTTTGACGGGATGGTTGAAGTTGAGTTTGACTTTGGAAGACATTTTTTCATCACCGGTGAATTGGAGCTGCTCAATGAGATACTCGTGGGTGACTTGGGCGAATCTACGTCTTTCATCGGTATCGAGGTAGATGTAATCAACGTAGAGTTCAGCATCAAAAGAGGCGTTGGTTTCGGTACCACTGAAGACACTGCTTTCGGATCCGAATTCAACGTTGATCTTGACTTCGTGGTATTGGAGAGCAATGAGGGGAAGAGCAAGACCAGGGTTTCTGCAAAACCAGAACTGAAGAGGAATGTAAAGAGTTCTGCCATCTTTTGTGTTGTCACTAGAATCTGAAAGTTCGTTAGAAGTGTCATATCCATCAACCATCATTCTGTAACCATCCCAGTGACCTTCGGTTTGAGAGAGTTCGTTCCAGATGTGAAGCCAGTCACCGTAGTGTTTGTCGATTCTTTGGCCACCAATCTCAACCTCGACGGATTTGACGAGTTTATGTCCACACCAGTCAGCATATTTGTTGCCATCATTAAGTTCAGGGAGTTTAACTTGAAGGTATACTCTGTGGATAAGATCACCGTTTCTAGATACAGTGCAGGTTACTTTTTTGTCGTAACCAGTGGAACCGTTGAAAGTTTGTCTGATAGATTCCATAGAGAAGTTGGTGTGTCTGCGGTAGACAACCTTGAAGAAAGTGATTTGGGGATTACCGGAAAGGTAAATGTCTTGAGCCCCGTAAGCGACGAGTTGCATAAGTCCTCCACCCATGTTTGATTTATTATATATAAAGAAAAAAATTTCTCAATCACATATACATTTACGCACAAAAAGGAATTCACATTTATACTTTATGTAAATGTAAAAAATAACTTATATTATTGATAATTTGCAGTATTTTTTGTCATACTAAAACCATGTTTGTAGTATACTTTTTTAGTTGGAGTAGGCGAGACCACCCATACCGGACATGATTCTGAGAACGTTGTAGTTGACAGCGAATACTTTGAGAGAGCTATCGGCGGTGGTAATACCATCGAGAACAAGGGTAGCGTTATCGATTCTGGACATGTTGCAGGTACCAGAAGGTTGGTGTTCTTCGGGTTTGAGGGCGAAAGAGTAGACGCTGATTTTTTCATCGGTGGGGACACGCTCGTGGTGTTGGTAGGGTTGGACGAGTTGGTAGTAGGATCTGGGTCTGGCAGAGGATCGGTCGTGACCGTTGAGTTGGAGGTAACCATTGGTGTATGTGCTTTTCTTTAATCCACTGGTATTATCGTATTCAGCCCAGATGAGCTCTTTGACGGGATGGTTGAAGTTGAGTTTGACTTTGGAAGAAGCCGCTTCATCACCAGTGAATTGGAGCTGCTCAATGAGATACTCGTGGGTGACTTGGGCGAATCTACGTCTTTCATCGGTATCAAGGTAGATATAATCAACATAGAGTTCAGCTGAACCAATCTTAACTGATGAATTAGTATGTTGACCACCGACAACATCTTTGGCGGCACCGAATTCAACGTTGATCTTGACTTCGTGGTATTGAAGAGCAATGAGGGGAAGAGCAAGACCAGGGTTTCTGCAGAACCAGAACTGAAGGGGAATGTAGAGAGTTCTTCCCTTTTTATCAGCCTCTTCAGAAAGGTTACCGTTGAAATCACTGTCGCCTTCAACCATGGTTCTGTAACCATCCCAGTGACCAGCAGTTTGGGAGAGTTCGTTCCAGATGTGAAGCCAGTCACCGTAGTGTTTGTCAATTCTTTGACCACCGATCTCAACTTCAACCGATTTGATGAGTTTGTGTCCAGTCCATGATTTGTACCACGCAGCATTGGTACCTGTAAGACCAGATAAATCTGGGAGGGCAACTTGGAGGTATACCTTGTGGATAAGATCACCGTTTCTAGATACGGTGCATGTTACTTTACTATCGAAATTGGGAGTTCCGTTGAAAGTTTGTGCGATAGACTCCATAGAGAAGTTGGTGTGTCTACGGTAGACAACCTTGAAGAAAGTGATTTGGGGATTACCGGAAAGGTAAATGTCTTGAGCCCCGTAAGCGACGAGTTGCATAAGTCCTCCACCCATGTTTGATTTATTATATATAAAGAAAAAAATTCTATTTAAAATTAAATTTACGCACAAAAAAGGAATTCACATTTATATTTTATGTAAATGTAAAAAATTACTTATTCTATTGATGATTAACAATATTTTTTTGTAATACTGAAACCGTGTTTATAGTTTAGCTTCTTAGTTGGAGTAGGCGAGACCACCCATACCGGACATAATTCTGAGAACGTTGTAGTTGACAGCGAATACTTTGAGGTTAGTGGCGTTAGTGTTGCTAATACCGTTGAGAACAAGGGTAGCGTTATCGATTCTGGACATGTTGCAGGTACCAGAGGGTTGGTGCTCTTCGGGTTTGAGGGCGAAAGAGTAAACGCTGATTTTGCCATCGGTGGGGACACGCTCGTGGTGTTGGTAGGGTTGGACGAGTTGGTAGTAAGAAGCGGGTCTGGAGGAGGATCGGTCGTGACCGTTGAGTTGGAGGTAAGCATGTGTGTAATCCGCTTTAGTGAGTTCTTTAGAAGTGGTGTATTCAGCCCAGATAAGCTCTTTAACAGGGTGGTTGAAGTTGAGTTTGACTTTGGAAGACATTTTCTCATCACCAGTGAATTGGAGCTGTTCAATGAGATACTCGTGGGTGACTTGGGCGAATCTACGTCTTTCATCAGTATCGAGGTAGATGTAATCAACGTAAAGTTCAGCGGATTTCATGGAAGCATCGCTAGTGTCGGGAGAGGCAACATCTTTTTTGGCACCAAATTCAACGTTGATCTTGACTTCGTGGTATTGAAGAGCGATGAGGGGAAGAGCAAGACCAGGGTTTCTGCAGAACCAGAACTGAAGAGGAATGTAGAGAGTTCTTCCTTTTTTATCAGTAGCGTCAGAGAGGTCAGTGTTGAAATCACTGTCGCCCTCAACCATGGTTCTGTAACCATCCCAGTGACCAGCAGTTTGGGAAAGTTCGTTCCAGATGTGGAGCCAGTCACCGTAGTGTTTATCAATTCTTTGGCCACCAATCTCGACCTCGACGGATTTGATGAGTTTATGACCAGCCCAGGCTTTGTAACCAGCTTCACCAGATGTTTTAATCTCACCAAGATCAACTTGGAGGTATACTCTGTGGATAAGATCACCGTTTCTAGATACGGTACAGGTTACTTTACTCTCGAAATTGGGAGTTCCGTTGAAAGTTTGTCTGATAGACTCCATAGAGAAGTTGGTGTGTCTGCGGTAGACAACCTTGAAGAAAGTGATTTGGGGATTACCGGAAAGGTAAATGTCTTGAGCCCCGTAAGCGACGAGTTGCATAAGTCCTCCACCCATGTTTGATTTATTATGTACAGAGAAAAAATTCTATTTAAAATTAAATTTACGCACAAACTATAAAAGATTAAACCATGACGAAGGATAAAAATAAACGTCAATGTAATTATAAAGTGAGTTCAAAAACATTAGATTTAAGGCATCAAACTCAAATGAAAGAGTTCTCGGAAAGTAAATCACAGTTAGAATCTTATATGTCAGATCTAGAAGAATTGAAGACTAAACATGACATATTAGTGCAAAAAGATAAAAAAGAAATTGAAGATAGTGAATTAGTTGAAATAATTCAATTAAAAGATAGAATATGTGAACTTGAAAAACTTGTTGAATCAATTTCAAAAAATACAAATGAAATTGACTATTTTATCAATACTGGTGATGTATTATTTGAGTATTATTCGTTATTAGAAAATTCAAATAATATTGGTATGACTACAAGCAAAAAAACTGTAACACAAAATTCGAATAATAAAAAGAAATGTGTTATTGATTTTTTTTATAATAAGAATAATACTTCAGATATCAGTATAAATGAAAATAATAGGGCTGAATTGTTAGATAAGTATCTATCGTATACTGATATAAACTATATTGATAATACGATAAACAACATTGATGCAACAGTATGTTCTCACTGTGGAGAAGATAGCTTGGTTTTTAACGTTAATGAGAGTATTTATTGTTGTAAAAATTGTAATACGATTGAAAAAGTAATTACAGATAATGAGAAACCTTCTTATAAAGATCCACCAAAAGAAATAAGCTATTTTTCTTATAAAAGGATAAATCATTACACTGAATGGTTAAATCAAATTCAAGGTAAAGAAACTACTGAAATCCCCGATGAAGTATTTGATAACATTATGAAAGAACTTAAGAAGCAGAGAATATATGATTCAAAAGATATAACACGTGAAAAGATCAAAGATATTCTTAAGAAGTTAAAGATAAACAAATATTACGAACATGTTCCATATATTTTAAATAGGATAACCGGTAATCCCAACCCTCATTTATCACCAGAACTAGAAGATAAATTGAAGCAAATGTTTAAAGAGATTCAAGTTCCATTTTTGAAGTATAGTCCTTTAAATAGAAAGAATTTTTTATCATATTCATACGTCATTCATAAATTTATTCAATTGTTAGGACAAACAGAATACTTATCATATTTTCCATTACTGAAAAGTAGAGAAAAATTACACCAACAAGAACAAATATGGAAAAAAATTTGTGATGATTTAGGTTGGGAATTTATTAGGAGTATTTAGTATTTGTATGTTTTAAGTATTTATATTTAGGCAGATACTTTCATTTGTTGAGTAGAGGGGAATCCAACAAGGTTAGCACCGATACCCATACCAGCACCTTGTCTAGCACTAATGCCAATGGAGGGAGCAAAAAGATCAAGGAGGCTGAAAGTAGCGGCGGCGATGAAACCAATGAGAACGATTTCATCCATGTTTTTCTTTTTACCAGGGAACATGAAGGCAGCTGTGGAAACAACAAGACCTTCAAGAAGATATTTGAACATTCTAATGAGCACTTCAATAAAGTCAAAACGAGGGGAAGTCATTTTTATTCTATATGAACAAAAAAATTATTTAAGAATTATCATTTTTATTTAATCAAATACAATATGATTCCTGTTCAAGAAAAAGATCTTTTAGAGCAAGATCCAGTAATTCGTGGTCAAACATATGTATGTATGTCATTTTTGAGCCCTGAAGAGATTATTAAAAGTAAAGAGACATATTATTTTGAAAACTATGTCCAACATGTATCCAAAAGGCTAAATGAACTTGTAGATGGTCTCGAAGAACAGTATAAAACCGATAGTGACAAGTTCAGAAGTATTAGAGAAGAATTCGAATATCTTTTTAAACCCGACAGAATTCACGAAGAGTTTAATGTTTTCTCTCAAAACAACAAAGAAGTTCTTGATGCTGAATTAAACAAAAAATATGACTTTCAAACAAACATTCGAGGTATTAAAGTAAGAGGTGTCTATGAATCTATTGAAGAAGCAAAAGTGCGTTGTGAACAGTTACGAAAACTCGATAGAGATAAATTCCCTATTTTTATTGGAGAAGTTGGCTGTTGGTGTCCATGGAATCCTAACCCTAGTGAAATCAAAGATCAAGAATATGCTATTGATTCACTCAATACAATGATGCACGAATATGAGAAAAACATTCAATCTAAAAATGAACACTATGCTGAACGTAAAGCCGAATTGAAAGAAAGAATTGAAGAAAACGAAAAACAAAAAGAAACTCAACGTGCTATTGAATCTGATGACAATGAAATTGATAAAGCTGATGAACTAGTTGAATCGTTGGAAAATACTAACATTGAACAGGTAAAAGACAGTCTTGAAGAAAATACTCACCCAGCTGAACAATAAGAAATTAAAATGTGGTATTATATAAAATGATCTTTGAACTTTTAGCTTTAAAAAAAACAATAAAAAAGGAAACATTCACTGAAGAAAAATCTAGTAGATTATATGAAAATACAATGCTCATGGTCACTATTATATATTTCTTAGTCGTTCTAGTTTTGTGGGTCAGAGTTGTGATATCTGCATTCCAATGTGGAACAATGGAAGGTTTCAGCTCTTTGATTTTCCCTTCCCTTTATTCTTTATACAAGTTTGGTGACTTAATCAAATTATCGTGCAATCAACTGTATTAAAATAATATTTTTAAATAGTAATAATATGAATGTATTGATAGTATCATTTTTATTTCTATCCATGTTTTTGATAGTATCAGGGATTTATGAAGAAAAGATTCATAAACTGATGAAACAACAAAAAGTCAAATATGAATACATACCTGCACCTACATTTGATGCCATGTTAAAAGAATCAAATGAAATTATAAACTACTAATTTATGAAATCCCTTAATAATTGTTATTTTTTAAACAGTTTTTGTTATATTTTTACAAAAAATGATCTATGAAATGAGTGTGTAGAATAGGAATATGTTAGCAATTATCTTGTAATAACCAGGAGCCCCCGATAGCCTAGTATTTTTTTGTTTTTTCTACTCTGATTCTGGGTCCTTTAGATTTAGCTTTCAATTTACTAGGATCATACGTATCCTCTACATCATCATCATTAGATGAAATATTTTTGCTCACATCCCAGTAATGTTGTAAGCAGATTTTGAAGTCATTATGTGTATCAGCTTTATACCAAAATACTGTGTCCTCGAGTTTATTACTTTTCGTTGTATTGTCAATCACCAGACATTCATAATTTTCTGTGCATTGATCCATAACTTGGCAAAATACTTCAAATGTTGGGAACATACCAGCATAGTTATCATAGATTCTTTTTCTATTTGCAACTATATTCTCTCGGAGAATGAATATATAATCAATATTAGTTCTTAAATTCGGAGGAATACCAAGAGGATATTGCATACTAATGATGAAAAACATTTTTAAATGTCTTCCATTCATGAATAATGCTCTAACATTTATATCTTTAGTCCACGATGAATCATATAAACAATCATCTAAAATAAGAAAAGCACGTGGGTCTAACTGTGATCTGTTTGCACCACCATACATTTCATTCTCCTTATTGATTTTCTTCAGAATCATCTTTTGTCTCTTAACAGCATTATCAATGATATCATTCTTATATTCGTCATGAATAAATATTTTTGGAATCATATTTTCATAAAAATGATTGGCAGATTCAGTTCCAGATATGACTGTTCCAATTGGTAGATTCGTATGATGATATAACAAATCACGAATTAAGAAACTTTTACCTGTATTACGTTTTCCTATCATTACTACAACTTTATCATCAGTAATTTGTGAAATATCGAATTTTTTCAATTCAAGTTTCATGTTATAATTACTATTGAGATATATTATTATATATAAAAGAGATACGCAGTATCATATTGATTGTTATAATTCGAAAATGTAAGTCTTTGAATTTCATGAAAACCATCATATGTTCTATTTTTTAAACTTATGATGAAAAAAATAATACTTGACTCATCATCACAAATGGTGTATGAATTTCGTATAATTTTTTGAGAAAAATTCTGTTTAAATATTGTTACTTATTAGTGTATTTGAAACGAATTCAGAAAGGGACCTCCCCGACATTGATATGTTTCATCATTTCTTCAACATTGACATCACTATCATTTGCAAATACAACATATATCAAATAAACTATAAGTGCAAATATAGTAAATAATATAGCATATTTTGATGTATTATTATTTTTTGTTTTCTTTTGCATATTTATTTTTTATAAT